GGTTTCTTTGGGAAAGACCGTCACCGTATTGTTCGTAGGAGATAAGACGATGTCGATGTCACCATGATCAAAAATCATCACATCCCCATTGAGAGACTGACGCGCTTGTAGTTCAAGCCGAACCTTTTTTTCGTTAGCCTTTTCGCCAATCTTAATTACGATTGCCATCTTCAAATACTTCCTTTACTAATGATTGGGCTTTTAAAACCGTTAAGAGAACCTCTTCGCTAACGCTTTCGTTTTTGAATTCATCTAATTTTTGTACAACAGCTTTTGTTTTATCAACCATGGTTTCGTCGCTAGCGATACAATCTACCATTGTGGCTTCTGTTAATTTCGTTTTAAGGCGCGAGATCTCTTCATTAAGAAACATCTTCAATTCTAAAGAGTTGTCCACGAAAGACGTGATGTAATAATTTAAAAGCTTCTTCTGTTCTTCTAGAAGACCAACATCGTATTTCGTGTTAAACTTTTTAATAAACGTTTCAACAACCACTGAGTCGATCTCCCCTGGTACTTCTTCCTCTGTGTCAGAAATCATTCCGTTAATGACCATGGTTTCTAAGAGAACCTTATCCTTGGGGGCAGTCGTTGGGGAAAACATTTGTGATATTGTTGCCAAGCTCTTATAATTCGGAACAAAGTTGCCAAACACTGCTGAGTCTAAATCCTTGTTAATGTCATGAATAAGTGCTGTCTGATCATCAAACAGTTCTTGAGGATTAATTAAGCGTCGCTGCAGTGCTGCCTCTCGGACAATCCTCATGCAGTGCGGTGCAGCAATCCTTTGGTTTCCATAAAGAGAGCGGTAGCACTCAAGATCATGGCGAAGGCGAGTTCCTGGCTTAAAGTGTCTTTTAATTATTTTAACAATTTTGTTTTTGCGCTCGTTGTCCTTTTGCAGGATGGCAGATGTGCCCTCCCTTATCAGTGCCTCGTAAACAAACGCGGTATTACGCTTCTTGTTGTGTCTGATCTTCATCCTTTTGCTCCGTTAATAATTGATTCTTGTGTTCAAGCCCCTTAAGTAGGTTGCGAAGTGACTCGCTAACCTCAAAGAGTTTTATTTCTTCTTCATCTCCATCTAAATTATAAGTAGATTGATCAACCTCATAAATACCCTTCGCTAAACTAGGGATGGTGTTAATCTCTGACCCGGGAAACGTTGCTCTGTTGGAGGCACCACGCTTCTCATGATTGTATTGGGCATTATAATTGCGCGTGCGGGGTCCACTATTTTTCCTCTTATCACTCTTAACAGGGTGGTATACTTTTCCTTTTGCTCCGGGTGTAAGGCGCGCCGCATTTCGGGATCCCGGGGGTACCGCGAGAAGGGCGGACTCTTCGCCGCCAGCCTCGGCGGCGGGCATCTCTTCGGGTGCGCCCTCTTCCGCTCCGCCAGCTAGTGGATCTTCTGTCATGCCCATATCCATATCGGCACCCATGTCCATGCCGCCGGCTGCTCCTGCTGTTTCGGCTGCAGCGGCATCTTCTGCCACCTTCTGGAGCGCTGCGTCGTGCTTGCGGTCATAATACATCTCGCGCTGGTTACGGATAAACTCTTCATGGGAAAGCCCAAAGATGTTGTCGGCAACCCAAGCGCGGGAAAAATAACCCTCGGTGGCTGCGCCGGCAATATCAAACTTTGCTTTCCACTGTTCAATTTCTTGAAGCTCGGCAATTTTAGAGGGATTGTTGAGTGCCAAGGTGAAGCTTAAAAGATCATCTCCCCTGAAGCCCAAGGTGTAAAGGTGAATAATGCCGATCTTTTCTAACTCGGAAACAATAACCCTCTGTAGTCTCTGGATGGTTCTTGCAAAACGAATGTCCTTTTGCGCGAGTGTGGTCTTATCTTCGGCGGCTCCCTCTCCCATGGCTAGATAAGCTTGGGGGATCTTGAGTGCTGAAAAGAGTTTGTCGCGTAGGTACTTTACATCATCGATGGCTGTGGTATTTGATCCGCCGGCGAGGTTGGTAATATCTGTTGCTGAGCCCGGGCGCACAGGAATGAAGTAGTCTTCTTCAATGCTCATCGGATTATAACGTAGGTCTACGCGTCCAGACTGGGGATCAACGACAGAGTGTCGCTTGAGTTGAGTCACAATCTTTTCCATATACTGTTCCACATCTTGGGGAGGAATAGCACCCACATCAATCTTGAAGAGTCTTCGCTCAGAGGAGCGAATCACCCGGTAAGCCATCATGGCATCTTCTACCAAAGTTAGCTGTCGGAATATTCGACGGCATGGATCTAAAACGGCAGTGCCATATGGAGCGTGTTTATCATTACCAAGAATTCTAAAGTGAGCCATCTGCCAATTTTCAAAAGTCATCCCACCAGAGTTCCACTGATACTGAACATAGTTAGGGTTCGTCGAGTCCTTTCCTTCGAGTCTCTCCACTTCAGAGGAAGGAAGCGCAATGACTGATTGTACACCGTACTTCTCGTCGATGTCCAGATAGAGAAAGAAGTCTCCATACTTACACATTGTGCGTGCCCAGCCAAATAAGTTATATTGAAGGCTCAAAATGTTTTCATATAGGACAGCTAGTACTGCTTTAATCTCTTCGTTCGGGCACCTGATATTAAGCATCGGCCGCAAATCGGAATACGTTGTCATTTCGTCGGCATAAATATCCAACGACGATGCGATCTCTGGGGTGTATTCCATCTGATCGAAATCGACATATCGCTCCACTCGGCGTTGATTCTGCATCGCGTTTGCTGCGATTGTGTCCAGGGGATTATAAAGAGACTTCTTAAAGTGCTGCCCGGATGCCGACTGAAACCGGCTGGAGAACTTGTCCAAATGCTGGCGTCGGATCTTTCTACCGGACTGTGATCGGTAATTAACAATCGGACCCGAGAAGAGTCGCGTTAACGCTCTAAACAAACCTGACTGAGCGTTGCGCGGATTTTTCGAATTTCTATAATCGTTGGGGGGCATTTATTTTCTCACTTTATAATCCATTTATATTGGCTATATAGCTTTTCTGCTTCTGACATTTTATCAAACAAGTCATCTTTTTTATAGCCTTGTTGTCCTTTTATTTGAGTATTCATAATTGTTCTCGATGTTAAAATTGCATCTACAAAGGCTTTTTTATAGTTAAGCTCTCTGGTGTTACTCTGTAATGCGGTGTCTCTAACCCAGCAAGCAATCGCAAGAGCCATAATCAAATCATCATGGTACCCTTTCATTGCTTGCGGTTTACCGTTCCTCCAAATAAATGTTTTCATCTCGTTAACTGTTCGAGAAGAATATATCTTAATTAGTTTGTTTCTGATGAATTCTTCAAGTTTTGCAACTATGAGGGGGCGTGTCTTGGAGGTGGTGGAAAATCCAGGAATAGCGTTGTGACGATATTCTCCTTCAAATTGTTCGATATATTCATGAGTTGATTTAATAGAATAATACAAATTTGGATACTCATATTCTATCAGCTTATCTAAAACTGTGTACCCTATATTGTTATTTTCTACTACGAGCATACAGTTTCCAAACTCTCTGCCAACTTGATTGAGCATGTTAGCATACATGTCGGGAGTTGCCTTACCTTGGTACTCTCCGATACATTCTAGCGTTTCTAATTTTATAATGTGAAAGGCAGAATAGTCTGCTGCATCCCCACGGGCAACGTCAACAACCAGTAAATAATTACAGGTAGGATCGTACTCTTCCCAAATCCAAAAATTACGATCAAAGCCGGTGCGATATTTAGGCTCCCTCACAGTCGCAAGCAACCACTCCATGCACTCCGGATCAATGACGGTCTCGCCGGATGTATTGAAATTACACTTAAGCTCTTGTGCAATTTGGCGCTTCGACATGTTCTTGGTTTCTTTTTTATACCAGTCTTCATCTCTATCTGGGTGTACATCCCACTGGAGAGTTGTTAAATGAAAATTGTTTGCGGCTGCCTCTGCGTCAACGCATGTTTTGTGAAACCAATTCCCAACACCGTTGGGGGTGGAGAGCGCAATACAGCGCCCACCGGTGGACAACGTGGGATATAGCCCTGTCCAAAGTTCTTCAAGGTTTTCGATGTGAGCAGCCTCATCGAGCACTAAAAGCGACAGCGCTTCTGAACGTCCGGCATCCCCAGAAGTAGAAGCAGCTTTAATAGACGAACCATTTGAAAGTTCAAAAGATGTTCGGTTGTCCACGTCGATAGTTGAAATTTTGAGCCAGTCCGGAAGGTTTCGCATGACACTCTTTACTTTCTTTACAAGGTTTCCCGCTGTTGCGAACTTTGTTGCCATAACAAGAATTGCCTTATCGCGATGGAACAACATCATCCAAACGATGTAACCTGCTGTAACCGTTGAGATTCCTAGCTGGCGCGCCTTGAGGATGACATTGAACCGATAATCATTAAAATCTTTAAGAAGCTCATCTTGAAAGTCATAGGTATCAAAAAGAATCAACCCGTGCATCGGGTGTGATATGCGGGCATACGTGTTTAGAAAGTAAGAAGGATCCTTACCACATTTTAATATTTCTTTGACTCTCTGCTTTTTGTCTAACTGAAAACTCATACATCTTTCAATGCCACAATAATTTCTTCACGGTTTGCTAGGTTGCCTTCACCGTCTAAAACAATCATCTTCTCCATTCCATCGGTCCACATCATATTAACAAGCTCCGCATCGGCTTTTTGTGCCAGACCTTCTGGATCCAAGACATCGTATACTTCCCCCTCATCTTCCAAGTCGCGGTACTCACCTTCAACTACTTCTTCCTCTTCTTCGTCATCTCTGCTTCCGGGGATCCCAGCCATTGAATGGGATCCATACGAAAGTCCTGCCACTTCTAAAATCTTCTCAAAGGCTTTATTCCCAATGCGCTCGCGTAGGGGCCCCAAACTAATTGATGGTCTGCCTTCGGCGCCGGGATTGTAGAGCGTCTCTTCTCCTGGGTAATCTTCATCGCCGGGGCTAGACAACTCCACTCCTGGCAACTTCTCAAAAGCCATCTGAAATATCTCTGAGACCTCTTCTGGATCTCTGCCGTGGATCAATTCGCCGATGGTGGTAGCTATCTCGTCGGCACTCATTGGTTGGCGGGACCGGAAGGGGGTCTCCGCATCTGGATCAATTGGGTAAGTTTCACCGGAATCTACGACGCCTGTGAGTTCTTCCGGATCTTCCTCGGCGTGAGGCTTCTCCATGGGCTCTGTGTCGCCATGGTGTTTTGCGTAACGCGTGGGATCTCTTTCTTCGGGGGGTTTATACTTGTCGCCCAATATCTTCTTAAGAAGGTCTTCCACGGCAGTATCGGTGCCGGCGTGTCCTTCTTCAAGTAAATACTCTTCAAGAACAATGCGATAAAGATCATTGCGAGAAATATTCATGTTTACTTCTTCCGAGTATCGTTCTTCGGGCGCGTACCCAGACCACCTTGATCCAAAAACGTTCGCCACTTGGTGTCTACTGTGTCCGCGGAGGGCGCCTCAAGCATCATTTCTTCATCGAGTCCACCAACCTTATAGTGCATCTGGGCAGTGACCCATGTGCGCACACGAGAAGAGCTTTCCACGCGTACGTCGATTTCGCCTTCTTTAACAAGGGTGACCGAATCTCCGGTGATCTTCTTGTATTCCTTCTTCAGCCAGCCGGCAATATCGGCGAGTCTTGATTCCATATCTTCTTCAAACGTGCCGCCGTACACCTCTTTAAGTTGAATTTCAGATTGGTAGCTAAGACACATCATGTTGCCATAGAACTTCACATTAAAGCCGTCCATTACCCTCTGGTCAATGAGGGCATCACCTTCTTCTCTTCGGAGAATGCCGGGCTTGGCGGGCTCGTAATCTTCTCCGAGCGCGCCGTCATATGCGTTCGCGGCAGCTTGTCCTAGTCCTTGTATAATTTCGTAAACTGTTGCCATTATTTAGTGTCCTCTTTAATTTGCGGTCTCCAACCTTTTAGCCATCTATCTTCTCTGTCTTCAACGTATTGAGTGTAGCAGGTATTGCAACAATCAAACTTCAAAAGACAAACATCATCCATTGATCTCTTTGGAAAAGTTCCGCAGATAGGACACGTTCTAGAAGATTCTCTATTAAGTAGTTTTTTTGTAACCTTTATACCATTAACGTCGATTTTATCTTGCCATCTCTCGTTGAGGCTTTTGGTTTTATAAAACTCTTTCATCTGTTCAATGTAATCTTTCTCTTTATCCTCGTCCCAATTTGCGTGTGGGTTCTGGACTGTCTCTTCTCCATACTTCTTCGCAATGGCTTGTTCGATAGCGGCGATTTTATCTAGCTCGTTATTTTTCATTGAATGCTTTGTATGCTCCATAGGTTCCTGCAGCGCCCACAATGAGTCCCCCCGTAAACCAGAGCCATTTGTTTCTCGGAGATGTCTTCTTTAGTGACTTTACGAGTGCTTGAATTTCTTTATCTTTTTGCGTGATAAACAAATCATATTCTTGAGTTAAAGCTTTGTGTTCAATCTTAAGAGACTCTAAGTCATAGCGATGAAGTTCAGCTTGTTTCTTTAACTCATATTGTACCACATTATCGCATGCATATTGAAATCTATCGTATCCTGAGAGCATCTCGCTGGTGGCCTGCTTATTAAAAAGCACACCCTCAAACGGTGCGCACTGGTTCTGTCCTAAAATGGTAAATTGTGCCTCTTCGGCATGCACTGGTGAGGAAAGTATCAACAATAAATTAAGGAGCAACATATTCAAACCCAAGAGTGGTCTCTATATCTTTAATTAGTCCCTGCTTGTCTTCGGTGAATTTTCTTGCGTATTCTCGCGTCTTCTTGTTGCGCTCTACTTCAAGTTCTGCTAATGTTCTTTCGTAATCTTCCTCGATATTTGCTATCGATTCCAAAAAGCTTTCCATCAACAATTGCTTTTCTTCTATTTCTTTCTTGTGGATTTCTTTCAGTCCTTCAATCTGTGCCTCGTTAGACTCCACCATCGTCGTATATGCCGACTCCATGAGGTGATAGTCGTAACGCGTCTTTAATACAATCACTGCTGCGAGCAACGCGATTGCAATTAATTTCCAGTTCTTAAGAGCAAATTCCAAGATCTTCTTCTTAAGCATTGTACCCCCGCAATCTAGCGATGCCATCGATAATCGTTTGGCCTCCAATATAGATTGCTGAAATAATCACCCAGTCATCGCTGGTAACGTGTCCCATGAAAGTGAGACCTGTGGCTGTCAGCCATACCATTAGTTTGCGCGATGTTAGCTTCGCCAACCATGTATCCACAAATGCTTTTGTTGTTGCCATCATTCTTTACTCCTGCGTTTCTTCTCCACTATAAGCTTCATTGCTTTTGTCCTACCTCTTCCAACATATTAATTAGTTCGTTTCTGACCATCTCTTCAACAGAGTAAAGTTTCTTTAAGTATTTCTTTGCTTTAGCAACCGTCTTTGAACACCCTTTCGGTTTGCTTTCGCCCTTTTTGTAGACGCATTTTCCTCGACGTTCATACGGCATCTTTCTATACCTCGTGTTCGCGGTCTTCGTCTTGGGCAGCAGTCCCAATCTTGGGGATTGCTATCATTATCGACTTCAGGTCATTGACTGCCATTCGGGTGATCATTGCGTCAGCCACCTCTTTTTCCAATCCCAGATTCATAAAAAACTCTAGCGCTCTTTCTCGTACAACC